TTAGACATTAACCCAATTATTTCCCCGATCATCCTGATATTTTGCCGTCATTTCCGCCGTCTTGTGCCCCAGTAATCGCTGGGCAAAATCACCCTCCTTTTCCTTCGAGTATAGTCTTGCGGAAAGGCTCCGCAACTCATGGAAAGAGGGCGGCCTAGTCCATGAAAGGCCGGAGTCTTTGCGTGCTCTGGTAAACCCCATCGAGATCGTGCTTGGAGAAAGGGCGCTCCGTAAGTGGCTGGCCAGAACGGTTTCGCATTCACCAAACGCGACCTCGCACCGGGATAGCACTGCATCAAGTTTCAATCCGGCGGAAACCAGCTCGAGATCAACGGGGATGGCCAGCCTTGCGTTCGTTTTCTGCTGCGTGATCCAAACGCGACCATCATGAATATCAGACCATTTTAGGCTGCTGATATCGCTTACACGCTGGCCGGTAACCAATGCCAAATCCATGCTTAACCCGACCCATTCAGCCTGGGAATTTGCGGCGGCGCGGATTCGCAGATAATCGTCAAGAGTAAGCCGTTCACGCTGAACCTCTGCTTTAGGGTTGCGCGTAGCATCAACGGGGTTTGTTTGAATGTGCCCGTCGGCGATCGCCTCTTTGAAAATATCAACGAGAGATGCGCGCAATGATTTAGCACGCATATTCTTGCCCTGCTTAACGTATTCGTTGACGAAATCGGCAATGTCCTTTGTGGTGATCGCGTCGATCTCTATGTCGGCAAAGCCTCGCTCTATGGCCTTAATTCTGTTGCGATAATCTTCAAGGGTTTTCGCTTTCAGGCCACGGCTAGCCACGATTTCATCGTATCTCAAAAGCCAGGCATGAAAGGTAATACATGATTTTCCATTTATCCGATCAACCAGTCTTACCGCTGAATCCATCAACTGCAGATTGGCCTCAATAGCCTGGTTTATCGCATCACGCTTTACGCGGCCAAGGCCATATTCTTTACCGGTTCTTGGATCGCGATAGCAATAATATCCACCGTTACGGGCGTATAGGTTTGGTGGCAGGTCGCGCCGCGCGTGGTTTCGATTCCGGGCCATTCTTAATTCTCGTCAGTAGCGTATTCATTGGCGGGCGTTGTGTCTTAAGGTCAATTTTTACCGCCCGTTCATCAAAAAGGTATTCCCGGCCATCCAGTACCGGGGCCGGGTAGATTTTCCCGGCGCGGATCCAGCGGCGAACGGTTTCATGGCTGCGCGGACGCGGGAGCCGCTTATTCCACTCCCCCAGGGTCAATTTGTTGGACATGGTCTTTCCTCGGTTTCAGCAATTGGGCGATTACGTCGTCGGTCACACGACACGCCCGGGTGATATCGTCATCGCTCAGCGTCGCTTTTCTGACGCTGGCAGACAGCCGGCCGATCTTGATGTCGAAATCAGAGAGTAGGCGGGCGCCTGGTTGCCATGGTTGCATTGCTGTTCCCCGTTGTGTGGTTTCCAACAATGCAAACATGGCGGCAGTGGTTATTTCTGATTTGGCGTAATCGGTTTTTTAAAGGCCTCTTTCTCGCGCGTCAGGCGTACAGACTGCGGGAAATGGAAAGCCAGCTCACCGCGGCTCTCGGCCTCAATGATTCCGGTGGTGCCGTCGGGGAAGGTCACGTGCACCGCATCGCCTTTGGCCAGGTACATTCTCAGCATGGGAAATCCTCAGTAGTGGCCCCGTCGCCGGGGCCGGGTGATTACCGTACCTGCAGCGTTGGTTCGCCAATTTCGATATGCGCGCCTTTGACCTCCACGCCGTTTTCGATCGCCTCTTTGATGGCTTTCTTGTCCGGCGCTACCACCGTTTGCACAGTCACCAGTTCATCCGGTAGCAGGTCGGCATTGTCGACCACCACGTTGGCAGAGCCTTTGCGCGCCGTGAACGTATTTGCTGTGGTTTTAATGGAGCCCTGGCCGCTGGCCAGCAGGCACGCCAGCACATATTTACGGATCGACTTGGAGCGGTTCTCGAATGATTTTTTTCGGTCGGTCAGGCGTTTGATTTCCGCCGCCAGCGTGTCTGCTTGCCCCTCGATATTACGAACGTGGATAAAAGCAGCGTCCAGTTTGTCGCCGAGCGCCCCCTCGATACCCTCCAGCGTGTCGGCGATCATCTCCGGCGTCAGATCGTCGGAGGTTTCGATCAGCTCCTGAAACTTGGCGTAATCAGCTGCTAATGCAATGGCGTTAATGCTCATGATGCTTTCTCCTCGGTCAATGCGGCGATGCGTTCATCTTTCAGTGCGGTCAGGCGGCGCAGGCGGCCGGCCAGGTATTGGGCAAACTCTTTATCGCCTTTGCCGTCGGCGGCCTTGCGATGGGCTTCAATCTCACGGGCGACAGAACCGTGAACCTTGGTCGCCTCATTGGCTGTAACCGCACCCTTGAGGGTCTCGGCGACTTTCGCCAGATGCTCGTCCAGTTCTTCGCGCATGCGGGTTACACCCTCGGCTTTCTCGCTGGCGTTCTTGAGCGCGAACTCTGCATCGTTCTCTTGGCGGTAGGTCAGATCGTCGTACAGGCCGAGGAACACGTCGGCGGAGAAGCCGAGTTGTGACAGGGCTTTTTTAGTGGCGTCGGTGAGAGACTTTTTCGGCGCCTCACCGTCGCTGAGTGGCCCGTTTTTGCTCTTGTAAACGTATGGCGTGCAGCCATAAGCGATCACCTCGCCAGTCTTACCGCTGTGCTTGTACCACAGGCGGATTTTCACGGTGTGGTTTACCTCACACAGATAACCGCCGGCGCCGTTCGGAATGATCTCTTGAATAAAGCTCCCGTCCTGCTGCTTCACCGATCGCATGATTGGAGCGCCGTTATCGAAACGCTCCTCGATGATTTCTACGCCCCAGTTAATGCCCTGCGGCCCGAATACTTTGGTGGCCTGCATCACCATGTAGGTGCCGTTTATCGATGTCCCGCCGCCGTTATTGCTGAATGCCTTGGTAAACTTGGCGTCGGTCTTATAAACGCGGTTCCAAATACCGAGGTTGTCGCCATCCTCTGCCGATTGCTCAGCGATAACCAGCTCAACCAGCGCGGCACGCTGCTGGAAATCATCTAGTTTAAAAGGTGGTGATGGCAGAGCGGCGTTTTCTTCTGCCTGCTGCAGCTGCGGGGATTTCTCCGCTGGTGCGTTGGCGTAAACGCCATAGCCCATCTGATCCAGTTGCTGCTTGGCCTGCGCCGCCGCGGCTTCGGTAACTTGCTGCTGCGCTACTTCCGTTTTTTCACCCTGATTTGAGGCGGCAGATTGCGCCGTGTCTGGATCCGCATGCTGCTGCTCACCGCTGCCGATCAGACCTTCGATAGAGAAGCGGCCGCCGCCGAGATTTTCCACTGATACCGGTGGTGGGTTTTTGCCGTAGGAATCCAGCTCTGGGCATGCAGTGTGACCAGCGAGGCGCGATTTCACGAAGTGCAGGCGTTCTGCATCGTCGCTGATCAGCTTTAGGTTTTTCAGACCGTCGGAAATGATGCCGTGGCGCAGATCTGTTTCGACGTTGAGAATGCCGACGATCACCCGCAGCGTTTTGTCCCACGCGCGCCAGGCGTTATCCCGGTTCGCGATAATCTCTTTCGCGTTCTTCACGTCAGCCGCTTTCGCATCCGCAGGATTAACGCCCATGATCGACAGTGCGGTGTGCATGCTCAGGGTGTTATAGTCGGCCGCGCCGCCGGTATTGTCGGTGCTGGTGCTGGTGCTGGTGCTGGTGCTGTTCTGCGTGAGGTTTTCGCGATCGTCAGGCTTGTCGACCCAGTCCTGCGCGAATGCGGTGGTGGCTTCTTCGGTCGGCATGGCAGTAGTATTTTGGAACAGCGCTGAAACCAATTTATAGACGGATGCGGGGTACATGGCACCGACAGCGGGAACCGATACTAGCCCGTCGATCACCGCACGCATGCCGGTATCATCTGGCGTTTCCTCGTCATTGAGCAAATCCACAACCAGCGATAACTGGCTATTATCGATCTCAGCATCACCGTACATCACAACGGCGGCGATCCGAACGTTGGCAGGTTGCGCCATCAGGTCGATAGGCCCGGCCGGCAATTCCGGCTCTGGCTCTTTTGGCGTCCACGCGTTGCCGTCGAACACGTTCTCAGCGGCAAACTTTTCATCAAACTGACCGACAGCCGGGCGAGGGTGGCCGGTTTGGTCTTCGACAGTTTTCGGATTGAAGAAGTTGTCGCCGCCCTCCGGGTAGGCTTCATACAGTTTGCCGGTGGCGATGCTTTCGGCCGCGCGCTTGTTTGGCGCTTCCAACGCGATCACCAGCGGCACGGCGCCGTTAACCTGAGCCTTTTTCTTAGGCTCAAAAAGTGAAATGTAGATAGGCATTTTTGGTCTTTCCTCTGCTAAAAACGGCGCTGGTCAGGCGCCGGGTTGGGTTAAAACTTCTCGCGCGCTACGGCTTTCACGTTGTCGCAATACCAGCTGTAAAGCTCACGCTGGCGCTGCTGCAGGGTGTCAGGCGTCGCCATCATTACGGCCATCAGCAGGCGGTCGCGGGTGTCGGCGGCGTTGCCGTCGATGTAGGTGAAAACCTCGATCGCCTCGTCGGAATAGCCGTGCGTCGCCGCGGCTTCGAACTGATCGCGCTGGCTTGCTGGATCGACTCCATACCACAGCACCAGCTCTGATTTCAGGTTATCCATTTCGATATCCATGGCCTCGCCCTCAGTACGGGAGTTCGTCGGCTTCGATAGGGCAGTGCTCAATGCAAAGCAGCTGCTGCACCTGATCGTCGATCTCGGCAATGCGTTTGTAAGTGGCGTCGGCCAGACGGGCTTTTTCCAGCTGCAACGCTTCAACCTGTTTCCCGATGATGTCGATCGGCTCAGGCTGGTTAACGTCGATGTGGATTTGGCGGGTTTCCAGCAGAACATAACCACGGAATGACGTCATATCAGCGGTGGCAACCGCGAATCCTTCGGTCAGTGGGAAGGTTGTTGCATGGATAAACAGCGTGACGGGTATCTGTAGTGCTTTCATAGCGACTCCTGATATAATCGGAGCTGATCAGTAGCTCCATGGGTTATTGGTCTTTCCTCGATACAGGGTTGGTCCCCTGTATCATTCCCGGTTGCTTTGGTCGGCGCCGGGGTAAAAGAACCCGCTTCGGCGGGTTTTTTTACGTCTGGGTTACCGGTCTTTCCCGGCTGTCAGGCTGGTTAGGCCGCTGGTCTTTCCTCAATTTGCTGGGTGAAAAAATTGCCCCGGCGCGCGGGGCGAAAGACTACACACAGCAATGTCTTTCGGGTTGTGGTGGCCGAGAACAACGCCCCGAAGTTACGACCACCACGTTTAAATCCTTTGCCGCGTATCGCCCGGCTGGCGGAACATTTCTGAACAACCGCTGCAGGGTTAGTGCGCTGTTGATGGAGACTAATTTAGATAATTCTAACTTTATGGTCAACATAAAATTAGATAAAACGAACAAAATGAGCGATAAAAAACCCAACATCATGAAAACATTGGGTTAGTTTTTATAGGGATTTTCTGGCTTGAAGCAACTCTTCAAACAGTCGGTTCAGACCATCGACCTTTTCCCGAAGAGAGGCTAGGTGGGCTTCTTTCTCAGACTCTGGTAATGCCTTAAACAAATCCAGCAGTTCAGTTTCACGTTCATCGAGTTGACGCGGCAACTCAACCGGATCGCCTGGCTGCTGATTCTCATCTCCGTAAAGAATCCACGTAGGTGAGCATTGTAAAGCCTTGCTGAGGGCGAATAGATTTTTCCCTCCGGGCTCACTGTCACCCGTTTCCCATTGCGAGATCGTGACGTGGGCAACCTGCACGTTCTTTGCAAGAGCGCGCTGGGTGAGTTTCAGTTCTTTTCTTCGCGCACGAATGCGCTCGCCGGGTAATGTCATAGTTAGATTATTCTAAATTTTCTTGACTTCGTTATCCTGAACATCTAGTTTGTTAGACAAATCTAACAAGAGGTGTCCGTATGTATACCGCAGATGCAATCGCATTCTTCAAAACTAAAGCAGGGCTGGCTGCTGCGGCCGGCGTAAAAAAACCAACTGTTTACGCATGGGGCGAGCTTGTTCCCGAAGGGCGTGCCGCTCGTCTTGAACGTATTACTAACGGTGCCCTGAAATACGATCCCGCGCTTTATCAAAACCGCGACGGTGTCAACAAGGGTGCAGCTTAACAACCAACCCCACCGAAAGCTGATTAAGCAAAATTGGTTTTCGAGCGACAGGAGACGCGAAGTGGAAAAAATCGAAAAACTGAAAAACGAGATCGTGAGCTGGGCGGCGGAGCAGGGGCAGGAACATGTTGCCATCGAGATCACCCGCGCATGGTTCCAGCTCGGCGCCGACGGCGGTCGGGTTCGGCTGTATCCGATCGAGGATGAAACCGGCGCCGCAGACTGGCGGGCTATCAACACCAACCGGCAGGCGATATTTCGCCACATGCGCAGCGAGTCGAAAGCCGCGCGTGAGAAGGTGCAGGAGCTGGCCGACGCTATGCTCGCTGCGCTGCCGGCGGAACGGCGTGCCCGGCTGGCCGGACCGACTCAACAGTATTTGCTTTCGGTGGCCATCCGTGAATTTGCCGCCGCGATTATCGCAATCCTGCTCGGCGCCTGTGACACGCCGCAGCGCATTGCCGGCGCACTTGTCGCCCTGCAGGAAACCCAGCGCCTGACCAGCGCCGCGTAAAAACTTTGTACCGAGGAAAGACCAATGCAAGCCAACCACATCACATACCGGAACGGCTGGCGCCTGAATGGCATGCCCGTCGACGCCGCAGAAATCAGACCGATCTTTGAAGGTCGCCAGGCTGCCGCGCATGCCGTCTGGGAACAATACGAGCAGGGCAAGGCAGCGCTGCGTGAGGAAAACTTATCGCCGGAGCAGTACCAGGACGCGTGCCGCCAGCTTGCAGACTCGCTGGGGATTTGATCATGAGTATGGAAATGATGGTGCGGGCCATGAAAATCAAAGTCGGCAACCCGCTGCGCAAATTGGTTCTGCTGAAACTGGCCGACAATGCCAGCGATCAGGGTGAATGCTGGCCATCGGTGCCTTACATCGCCGAGCAGTGCGAGATCTCCGAGCGCTCGGTGCAAAATCACATTCAGCAGCTGGTCAAAGATGGACTGGTGCGCATCGAAAAACGCCTGGCGGAGAATGGGCTTAATCGCTCAAATGTTTACCACATCACCTTATCTGGCAGTGGTGCAAATCCTGCACCCTATGGTGCAGCTCCTGCACCAGGTGGTGAATCTCCTGCACCAGGGGGTGGTGCAGCTCCTGCACCCAGAATCAGTCAGTCTTTTGAACCAGTCAATGAATCACCCCCTAACCCCCAGGAGGGGGACGACGCTGGCGCGCCGGATAAGTCAAAAATTAAATATCAGGACGTGGCTGACGCCTACAACGAAATCCTGGGTGATCGTCTGCCGAAGGTGCAGGAGCTGAACGACAAGCGCAAACGCCAAATCAAGCGCCTGCTGGGCGAGCTGCATGAACCGACCCTAGACGCGGTGAAAGCCTACTTCGAGACATTCGCCGATACTGCCAGCCCGTTTTACTTCGGAGACAACGCCCGCGCGTGGCGCGCTGGCTTCGATTACCTACTGCGTTCTGACGTGCTGGTTAAAACCCGCGAGGGTTCGCTATGACGCCGCAGGAGATGGAAGCGACCGTGCTGAGCGGCCTGCTTGTTGGTGGCGCCACGCCTGACGCACTGGACGTAATCGCCACCATGCCCGAGGACGCGTTCAGCATCCGGTTTTACCGCGAGGCTTACCGGGAAATTAAAAAACAGGCGCTGACGCACGGTGTGATCGACGTAGTGCTGATCAGCGAGGCGCTCGGCGGCGATAGCCTGGCTTCGCTGGTGGAAGTCAGCCGCATGCCCGGCACGCTGGCCAACCTGAAAGGCTTCGCGACGCTGGCAACCAAGGGCTGGCGCAGCCGCCAGATGGCCACGCTACTGCAGGACGGCGCCGACAGCATCCGCAGCGCCAGAAACCAAGAACAGCGCGACGCCGCGATCCAGTCGTCAGTAACCAAGCTGATCGAAATGTCTGCCGATACCGGCGGCGTGGTGCCGGTGCACCTGGGCGAACTGCTGGGCGGTTACATGGACTTGATGGATCGCCGCATGAAGGGCGACGCCGAAATGCGCAACCTGTACAGCGGCATTGCCGAGCTGGACGCGATTACCGGCGGCTGGAACCCGCAGGATCTGATCGTGGTCGCCGGCCGCCCGGGCATGGGTAAAACCGAATTCGCGTTGAAGGTGATCGAGGGCGCTACGCGTGACGGCGGCGGGGCGTTGATTTTCAGCATGGAAATGGCGGCGCTGCAGATGGTAGAGCGCTCCGTCGCCGGGGCCGGAAACCTGTCAGTGTCGAAGCTGCGAAAGCCGGAATCGCTGTGCGACGAGGATTGGGGCCGGATACACGCGGCGCTTGAGGTGCTGAATAACCGCGATATCTGGATCGTCGATGCGACCGACCTAAACGTTGACCAGATCCGCGCAATCACCGAAACCCACAAACGCCGCTACCCGCACCTGGCTGTCGCCATGGTCGATTATCTGGGCCTGATCGCCAAGCCCAAAGCAGAGCGCAATGATCTGGCCATGGGCCATATTTCCCGCAGCCTGAAAACCATGGCCATGCGGAGCAAAACGCCAGTGCTGGCGCTGAGCCAGTTATCGCGGAAAGTCGATGATCGCCCGGTCACTGCCCGTCGGCCGACAATGTCCGACCTCAGCGAATCCGGCAAGGTTGAGCAGGACGCCGACAGCATCGTGTTGCTGTACCGCGACGGGGTTTATAACCCAGACGGCCCGGCGGCGCGCTATGCAGAAATCATCGTTGGTAAAAACCGATTCGGCCCCGGCGGCACGGTTTACCAGGAGTTTAAAAACGGCCACTTCGTCGATTGCGATCAGGTAGTGGCACAGGAAGCAACCCGCATCCAGAAGGAGGCACAGCAACCCAAACCGAAAGAGCGACGTTACGCGACAAAGCCATTTTAACCGGCGCCTGACCAGCGCTTGAACGACCAAAACGAGGAAAGACCATGAGCACTATCAACGAAATGATCCGCGATAAGCGGTTTGTGATGGATGACGGCTGCGACCACGCGCCGGCGATTCTCGACCGCATCAACCAGGCAGCCCGCGCCCGTTCCCGCGCGCCGTACTGCCCACCTCCGAAACCCCAGCGCGTCGCCCGGCCGGCAGCCGAATCCGGCCCGATCGTCAAAATCGGTGACCGTATCAGCTACGGCCGCCGGGTGATGACCGGTATCTACGAGCTGCAGCGCCTGGGGCGCTCTCCCGAAAGCATCGCGCTGATGCTCCGCATGCCCCTCGATCGAGTGTTGCACATCCTGAAGCCTATAACGGCCGTACGCCGCGAAATACAGAAAAGCGTGGCCAATGGGTTACCCCCACGTGAAAAAGACGTCATGCGCCGTCTGGCGGCCGAATCGAGGGCATAAACCATGGCCGGGCAATCGGACTATCTACCGCCCGGCCTGCCATTCAATCGAGGCGCCTGGACGCAGGAACAACGCGATTTAGAGCAGTTCGACCTGCGCGCCTGTGGCCTGGTTCGCGATTTATTCGCGAGGAAGATCACCCGCACCAAGGTGCTGGTGGCGATTGAAGAGGCGCCGGAGCAATACCGGGAACATTTCAGAGCACGCCTGAACTACTGGCGTGATCGCAGAGAGGGGAAGGGAAAATGACACATTTAAAATGCTGGGCGAGCAACAACCCGTGGGCGGCGCTGTTCTATGCATGCGCGATTTTCTGGGTGGCAGTAGCGGCGGCCGTCGCTTTGGCGGTGCTGTTATGAACGTTAAGTTGACAGAGATAAAAAACAACGTCACCGCATGGCTCAAAATTCCAGCAGATGGAAGCCCGTTAACGTTCACAGGAAACGCAGATGAGGCGGCAAAGGAGTTTTTCAACGCCCTGATTCGAGTGCGTGACGGATATATCTCAGCACTGAAGGCTGAGCGCGATGCGCTGGCACAACGGGTTGAGATGCTGGCTCAAAATCTTGGAAATGCCATCTGGGGTGAGCAGGAAGCATTGCAGCGAGTTAATGCGCTGGCTGTGGAGAATGCGGCGCTGAATAAATCTCTGGACGATGTCTGTGATGCATACGAAAACGGGCAGCGTGACCTTCTCAGCGAAGCTATAGACAAAGCGATCAACCTACCGTCCCCAGCCACTGACGCAGCACTGGCAGCTATCCAGGCGCAGGGAGTGGAGAAGCTCATCAAGCTGAAGATGGAACAGCTTGCCAGCATGCATCCAGACACCCATGCATTTGGCGCTACAGCCGAGTCTCTGCGCGCTCAGATTAATGAGTTGCAAGCATTTGCCGCCGAGCTGCGGGAGGCAAAATGAAAGAGCGCCCAGTAAAGCCAGCAAATGAACTGAAGCCCATTCAAAAAATGGAATCCTGTTACAGATGCGGTGAGCGAAAAGAAGATTGGAAGTTCAGGGAGGGGCAAAATTATTGGCATCGCTGGTGCATACGGTGTGAATCATCACCAATCGGTCAAATGCCGATAACTGAAACATCAGAGCATCACAGACAACGAGTTAGCGGCAACACTAGGGAGGTGGAGCATGGCTAAGCGTAAGAGCAACAGAGCGGCGCGGAGAATCATGGGAATGCCTCATTGGCGCAGCAATTCTCAGTTTCAGGCCAAAGAGCGCCACACAGGAATGTGGTTCGTCACTCAGACGAATAGCTGGGAGGTTTTCGAGTCATTCTACCTTTCACGGAAAGCAATCGCTGCACGGCGGGCCGAGGCCCAGGAGAAAGCACAATGAGCACATTAATCGGCGTAATTCGCATTTTGATTTTGGTGGTGGCAATCCTGCAGATCAAGGTAGTTACAGTAACCGCCACCGGGTTCGGTTCGTACTTTCTCGCAGGTTTACTGTTCAGCCTCTACTGCTGGGCAATCCTGAAGCTTCTGGACTACCTGAAGGACTACAGTCATGGACAATAAGCTGATCGAACTGAGCAAGCCGGTGGCGTATGACTATCAGGTTGCAGGGGCATGTATTGCAGATGGCCATAATGAAAATGGGAAATGGGTTGATTGGGATAATAAATTATCTCGTTATTGCCCTCCTGATTGGATGGTGGAAGAAGGGAAGGTCACAGGGCTCAAGCTGCTCTACTCGCAAGAGTACGTCTCCGCCCTGCTGGCAGAAAACGAGCGCGTTGCCAGTGACCTTGTCGCCAGAAATGGCGAGATCGAAGGGATGAAAAAGAGAGCTTCCGAGCTGGAAGCCCACAACGCAAGGCTGAGGGAATGGAACGCAGGATTGGCACAGGAATCATGTGAGCTACAGGCCAAGCAGGAAGCCGTTAAATCAGACGCCTCCCAGGTGTTCAAAGAAATCGGCAACGAGCTTGGCTGCAATCCCGACAACGAGTCGATCATGGCTGCTATCGATGAGCTGAAAGAGCGGCTGGCTACGCCGGTGCGGTTGCCGAACAAGAGCGACGACGAGTTCTGGTTCGATGGCGTGTTCCAGGTGGCGAAGTTCGACCGTGCAGTTGAGCGAGCCATCAGCGCGGCAGGCTTCAAGTTTGCGGGGGAAGAATAATGCTAACGACTGAGCAGTTGAGAGCGCTGCGTGATGCGCTGAAATCATGGCAGGACTGCTACGATCTGACAGACGACAAAGAGCAATATGAAATGTTTGTCACAGCAGAAACTGCGGTCGGCGAACTCCTGGCTAACCGGGAGGCGCAGCCGGTGGCGATAGTGGAAAGCAGTGATTATGTCACAGCCGCCCAAATCGCAGGAGATGAACCACGCAGTAAGGCGGTGAAAGAATTGTACGAAGGTGCGCTGGTTATCGGGCAGCACCTCTACACCGCCCCGCCAGCGCCAGCAGTGCCAGATAACTGCCAGCACCTGAAAAGCGTGCAGGAGCTGTATCACAGCCAGGAAGGGCGCTTGTTCGAGCTCGCGCAGCGCATCAAAGGAGCATCGTTCGACAAATACTCACACTCTACGGCGCAGGCCATTGACGTGCTTGAGCGTGAAATTTTCGGCGATGATGGTGACGCCTGCCGCGCCGCAATGCTGGCTCAACCTGTAAGTAGCAGTTACAAGTTGCCGGAGGGGTGGATAGTGTGCAGCGAACAGACCCCTGTTGCCGACGGCGCTTATTGGTGCTGGTTCGGGAAAGAGAAACCTAGCGTAATTCAGCAGCGAGTTTGCATCTGGAACGATAGAAACCATGAGTGGTGTGACAGCGCTGTAACCCACTGGATGCCATTACCTGCAGCGCCGGAGGGTGGCAAATAGCATTACAGGTGGCATTCACTGAGTGCCACCGATAATGCGATAATTAATCTGTGGCTAGATCCCCGAAAATCGGCCTGCCACAGCTAATATTAACGAGCAAACAGGAGGGGTGTTTTGGACGAATTTAAAAGCCAGTGGATTAGTGTTGATGCCCGTCTTCCTGAAAACCAGAAAGACAGATGGTCGAAAGATGTAATCGCGCTCAGTGATTCCGGGGATGTATTCAGGCTGGCCTGCATGGGTGGGTACTGGCAAAGAACCAAGGCGTTTATAGAATCAGGCTCAACCAAGATAACTCACTGGATGCCACTGGTATATCCAGATTAAGAATAGGTCGCTATGGCGGCCTTTTTCATACCAACGACGGCATAAAGTGATTTGGCTTTTGTTTGACGCATCACACAAAACCACTGTACGCATAAACAGTATTTTTGTGCCATAATCTTCCCGTGAGATTTGTTGTGCCAGGGAGTAAACAAAAATGATTATAGAACAAGAAATTATAAACAATTTACCATCTGACGGGCGAGTGTTGTTGAGGTGTGAAGGAGGCCGAATAACTAGCGTGCGAACACTTCGAGATAACGAGCACATAGCATCATTTAACGCGTTGATTGATTTGGCAAAATCCGCAGGTTATTCAGTTGTTAGACCTGATGGAAACGCGCTATAATTAACGGGCTGGACTGAACACCCAGCCCTTTCTAATTCTGAGCAACTGCTGCGCCACCGGAGAAAGCCCATGGCGCAGTATTCGTTTGTAAAATCCGCAGGAAATTTGTTAGTGCCGGCCACCCCGGACGCGATCGAATTCCTGAAAACCAAAGTGAAGATCGGCGCCGTCCTGTATGCCGATTTTAGCCAGGCTCGCAACCCGGCATTTCACCGTAAATATTTCTCCCTGCTGAATCTCGGCTTCCAGTATTGGGAACCGACAGGCGGCGCCATATCGCCGACCGACAAAGAGCTGGTCACAGGTTACGTGAAATTCCTCGCGTATTACGCCGGGAACGAAAGCACGTTGCAGGCAGCCGCCGACGAATATCTGCAGGATGTGGCAGAAAAGCGCGCCGGGAATATCAGCGCCGCAAAATCGTTCGAGGCATTCCGCGCCTGGGTAACGATTCAATCTGGCCATTACACCGCATACCAGATGCCGGATGGCAGCGAGCGCAAAGAACCCCGCAGCGTATCGTTCGCAAAGATGGACGATATCAAATTCGCCCAGCTCTACAAAGCCACCATCGACGTGCTCTGGAATTTCATCCTGTTCCGCTCGTTCCCCAATCAGCAGGCTGCAGAAAACGCCGCCTCCCAACTGCTCAGCTACACGGCATAGGGGGAACCATGGCGACCAAAGACGAAAAACAATGGTTATCCGACGTGGCAGATCTTGGCTGCGTCGTCTGCCGCAATCTGGGTTACGGCCCATCCCCTGCAGAAATACACCATATCCGCACAGGACAGGGAACAGCACAGCGCGCCACCCATAAGCAAACCCTCCCGTTATGCCCACCGCATCACCGCACAGGCGGCTACGGTGTAGCTGTACACGCAGGAAGGAAAACATGGGAGAAGAATTACGGCTCTGAGCTGGAATTGCTGGAACAAGTCACAAGGGAAGTGGAGGAATTGCGCGAATGCAGAATTTAATCCTATCCCCATGGCCAGCAGGAAATAGCGAAAAGTCACAGGGCGCCCAGCGGTTGAAAAGAACAAAATCCTGTTTCGCCCATCTTCTTGCAATGGCCGGTGGCGTGTTCACTCCTCTCTATGCTCGCGCACGCGCGCGTTTAGGCCGCCGCTATTTTCGTAGCTGCGCCAAGCATTGTTTCACCAGAGTGCAAATATGCACTGTGGCAACGCGCCAAGCTGTAGACCACAAAACCGATGCGAAAAAAATCGCATCGATCCAGGCGGAGGGCTGACTATGCCGCTCGTCGCAACATTTCGCACTGACTGGTTTCGCGTGATTACCGATATCAACCGCACCCGCATGGCAACGCAGAGCATCGCCGAGGAATTGGGCGTGTCGAAATCTGCCGTTCTCGGCTGGAAGTCGGGATCTGAACCGCGTCACGGCGACGGGGAGGCGCTGATAGCTCTCTGGTGCCAGGCGACGGGCTCAGACCGTAGCAACCTGCCGACCGTACTTTACCGGCAATGGTGGACGTTTAAGCGCCCGGTAATTGGTCGGGAATCCGACCGCAAGCAGGGCAGACAATGACCGCTCAACAATCCAAGGAGTAAACGCTATGGCTCGACCACGTAAAAATCTCGAGGTGCCTGGACAGGAAAACCAACAGCCGAAAGAAAACGCCACTGACGCGGTGCTGTTGAATTCTGTCGTGCAGCAAACCGCAAATACGCCGGAACAGCTGAACGACGCCACCGCTGGCGCCACGGTGATTACCGTCCAAGAACCGCAAAGCAGCGAAGAAGAATTGGCATTGGCTGCCCGTAATACGCTGCTGGAAACCATCAACGAACAGGGCGCCGCCATCATCACGAAGTTTGAAGCATACGCCTTCATCGATGTGCACGGCCACCCGCTTACCAACAACCTCGAATTCCTCACCCTGGTAAAGAAAGCCACCGATGTGGCTACCGGCGGCGCTGGCCCGATGGTGACGAACGAAGAGGGCAAGAAGCAGCCGGCACCGGGCAAACCTGTTTTAACCGAACACGGCTGGCACGTACCAGGCTAAGGAAATCGCGATGTGTGGATCGACACCGAAAGTTGTTCAGAGCGACCCGCAGGCCGAGGCAGACGCGGCAGCTGACGCTGCGGCTAAAGCCTCAAACGCCGACGCGGCAAGCCGCAAGAAGCGCAAAAAGGGCTCGTCATTGCTGGCCAGTGGCGCACAGGGCGCGGCCGATTCCGGCGACTCGCTGCTCGCAAGCGGTGCGCAGGGCAAACCAACGCTGGGAGCGTGATTGATGGACGACACCGCCGCAAGGCTGATTAAACGCGTGAACACGCTCAAAGCCACCCGGCAGATGCATGAAAGTGTCTGGCGGGAGTGCTACGACTACACGTACCCGCTGCGCGGCGCTGGCTTTTCGTCTGAGGTGCTGGATGCTCAGAGCGCGAAGCACAAGGTGGCCAAGCTGTTGGACGGCACGGCGACCGATAGCTCGCGCATGCTGGCGTCCGCTCTCATGTCCGGCATGACGCCGGCAAACGCGCAGTGGCTGAACCTCGACAGCGAATCCCTGCCGGACGACGCCAAGGCGTGGCTTTCTACCTGCGCAACGCTGGTGTGGGAAAACATCCACGCGGCCAACTTCGACGCCGAGGGCTACGAGGCAAATCTCGATGTGGTGTGCGCTGGCTGGTTTGTGCTGTACGTCGATGAAGATCGGGACGAGGGCGGCTATTCGTTCCAGCAGTGGCCGCTGGCGCAATGCTACGTTGCATCGACCCGCAAGGATGGCATTGTCGATACGATTTTCCGCTGCTACCAGCTGACCGCCGAGCAGGCGATCGCCGAGTTTGGCCAAGATGCTGTAAGCGAGAAGATCCGCGACGCCGCCAAGAAAAAGCCAGACGACAAATTTGATTTTCTGCACGCGATTTTCCCGCGCACGAATTACATGGTTAACGCGCGCCTGGCTAAAAACCTGCGCTTCGCGTCGTACAACATCGATGTGACCGCAAAAAAAGTGGTGCGCGAATCCGGCTATCACGAATTCCCGTGCTGCGTGCCGCGATGGATGAAAATCCCCGGCGGTTCGTACGGCATCGGCCCGGTTTATGACGCGCTGCCGGACTGCAAGGAGCTTAACGAAACCAAACGCATGGAGAAAGCCGCGCAGGACTTGGCGATTTCCGGCATGTGGATCGCCGAGGATGACGGCGTGCTTAACCCTCGTACGGTCAAGGTGGGGCCGCGTCGCATCATCGTGGCCAACAGCGTCGACAGCATGAAGCCGCTGCTCACCGGTTCCGATTTCAACGTCGCATTCACAGCCGAGGAACGTCTGCAGGCGTCAATCCGCAAGATCATGATGGCCGACCAGCTGCAGCCGCAGGATGGCCCGGCCATGACAGCAACCGAGGTGCATGTGCGCGTCGCGTTGATCCGCCAGTTGCTGGGGCCGGTATACGGACGATTCCAGGCGGAATACCTGCAGCCGCTGGTCGAGCGCTGTTTCGGTATCGCGTTCCGCGCAGGCGTGTTCCCTGAGCCTCCGGAGAGCATGAACGCCGCGAATTTCAACGTGCGCTATATCTCGCCGCTGGCGCGCGCGCAGAAGCTCGAGGACGTCACGGCGATTGAGCGATACGCCCAGAACGTTATGCAGCTGGTGCAGGTTTACCCGGACATTATCGACAACATGGACAGCGATGAAGCAAGCCGCGTTGTCGGCGAGGCGCTGGGAGTACCGGCCAAGGTTATGCGCTCGTCGGCGGACGTGTCCACACTGCGCGATCAACGCGCCAAACAGCAACAGCAACAGCAGCAACAGGCATTGCTGATGCAGGCCGGCCAGCAGGCAGCCGGCGCCGCAGGGCAAAGCGCCGGTGAAGCAATTGGCCAACAACTGGCGGGGGGCTGATGGGCATCAAGAAAGTTTCACCACTGGATTACAAGCGGCTGTTTGAAGAGACGGCCGGCGGCGCCGAGGTGCTTGACGAATTAACCCGGCGCTTCGGTGGATCAATTTTTGTGAAGGGCGGCCCAGAGGGCGACCGCCAAACCTGTTTTAAGGCCGGGCAACGTGACGTGCTCGATTTCATTTTGCGCCAGCTTAATATGGCAGACGGAGTAAACGACGATGTGGAAGCTTAAACACCTTTTCATGAACGCAGATGCGGGCGCTGACGCTGGGGGTAATGGCGATGCGGATAAACCAGATACTGGTGATGCTGGCGGCAATTCTCTGCTCAGCACCGGTGCCCCAGACCAGGCGGCCGAGGGTGATTTTATTCCTGAGAAGTACCGCACCAGCGGCGCTGATGGAAAATTTAACCTGCAAGACTCGGCGCGCAAGCTGGCGGATGCTTATTCGCACCTCTCCAAGCGCTTCGGCAGCGGCGATGTTCCGCCGAAAACTGTCGAAGAATATTCCCCGAAGGTAGAGGCCGAGGGCTTCAAATGGGACGAGTTCAAGGCCGACCCTGAGATGCAGGGATTCCTCAAGGCGGCGCACGCCAAGGGCATCACCAACGATCAGATGGGCTTCATCCTCGGCGAGTACATGAGCCGCGCGCCGGCGCTGGTGGGCGGTGCTGCTGAGTTGGATGAAGAAGCCGCGGCGACAGCGCTGCGCGAAACATGGAAAACCGATGCTGAATTCAAAAAAAATCTTGGATTGGCACACCGCGCGTTTATGTCACTGGCCGACCCTACTGACAAAGGCAAGATGAACGAAATCGGCAACAACCCGATGGTGATTCGCATGCTGGCGAAAATCGGCGCGGAGATGGGCGAGGATGTTCCAGTGCCTGGCGACATCAACCCAGAGGAACAGCAGGCGATTCGCGACCTGATGAAGTCCGAGGCATACACCAACCCGAAACACGCCGACCATGAACGCGTTTCCGCCCAGGTAAAAGCGTTTTATCAGAAAACCTACGGCGATCAGGCCATCGCGTAAGACCCACCACACAACACCAAGCGCCAGCCTAACCGCTGGCGTTTTCATTTGGTCGGGATTCCGACCGCGTAACCGCAACAAAATCACTCCAACAGCCCGGCGTGGTAGCCGGATACCTGATTCCCCGCTGCCCGTAAGCGCCAACCGGCCAGCGTTGAACCGAGCCGGGAAACCGATACCTCGCAGGCGATAATCTTTGGAGTGATAAAAATGGCTTTTGATCCGAACAAGAACATGATCACCGCCGCCTTTGTGCAGCAGTTCCATGATTCTTTCGAAATCGCATCGCAGCAGAAGGACTCGCGCCTGCAGGCTGCCGTACACGACCGCGGGATGATTACCGGCGCGTCGTTCACCATCAACGATATGGGCACCATCGAAATGAACCCAATCACCGAGCGCTTTGGCGATACGGTTTGGGATCTGCCTGAAGCGGGTACCCGTAACGCGCTGATGGCGGATTACGGTGTGTTCGTGCCGGTGGAAAAACGCGACCTGCGCAAACTGATCGCCGACCCGCAGGGGCCATATCTGCAGCTGACGCTTGCGGCGGCAAACCGCAAGAAAGACGACGTGATTTATCGCGCGTTGCTGGATACCGTTCTGCGCAAAACCTCGAACACTGGCACCTACGCTCCTGTGGCGCTGCCGGCGTCGCAGAAGATTGTGGCCGGCGGTACCGGCATGACCAAGGCCAAGCTGATCGCCGCCAAGGCCATGTTCCGCCGCAACGAGTGTGACGAGCAGAACGGCGAAGAGCTGTTTATCACGTACAACGCCGACATGCTGACGCAGATCCTGAGCGATACCACCCTGACCAGCGCCGACTTTATGGCGGTGAAAATGCTGCAGGAAGGTGCGGTGTCCGGTAACTGGTTGGGCTTCAAGTGGTTGGCATACGAAAAACTGGACTCGGCCAGCGCTGGCGATCCGGCTGTCACCACCAAGACCGCCGCCGCCTGGTGCAAGTCCGCGGTGCATTTCGGTACCGGTGCAGAGTACAACACCGATATCGGCCCGCGCCGCGACAAGAACAACACCATTCAGATTTCTGTCGATGCGTCCTATGGCGCCGGCCGCGCAGCCGAAAACAAGGTTGTCGCGATCGACTTCACCGCTTAATGCCAGCGCTCCCTTGCCGGGGGTAACACCCCGGCCTTTTTTATCAGGTGATCTATGGCTAACAACTTCGCGATCAGCATCTGTTCAAATGCACTGCTTGCCCTCGGTGCGCACCCAATCAACAGTTTTGACGAGAACAACGAGCACGCCCGCCTTTGCTCAAATATTTATCCCACCGTTCGTAACGACCTGCTGCGAAAACATCCGTGGAATTGCGCAGTAAAGCGCGTCGTGCTCTCACCGAGCAGCACCGCACCGGCGTTCGGTTTTTCGTTTCAGTTCCCGTTACCGGGTGACCTGCTGCGCATCCTTTCGGTGGGTGAAGCCTGGGACGATATCCCGTATCGAATCGAGGGGAAGAAGCTGCTGGCTAACCAGAGCGTGATCAGGCTGCGCTACATCTTCCGCAACGAGGATGAATCAACCTGGGACGCCGCGCTGGTGAATCTTGCCGAAGCCACTATGGCGGCAAAGCTTGCCTACGCTGTCACGGCCTCAGCCAGTCTGCGCGACAGCCTGACGCAAGAGGCTGCGTATTTGCTGCGCCAAGCCAAAGCCATTGATGGCCAGGAAGATCCGCCGGAAGAGCTGGGCGGCTATCCCACATACGAATCGAGGTTCTGACCGTGCGCGCTAACCTGATAAAAACCAATTTCACGGCAGGCGAGATTTCACCGCGCCTGATGGGCCGCGTTGATATTTCTCGGTACGCCAACGGCGCCAAGCAGATCGAGAACGCCGTTTGTGTGGTGCAGGGCGGGGTTATGCGTCGCCCCGGCACCCGCTATGCAGCAGCGGCCAAATATGGCGACCGTAACGCACGGCTGATCCCCTACGTTTTCAACCGCTCTCAGGCGTACGTGCTGGAGTTTGGCGACGGCTACATGCGGATTTTCCAAAACGGCGCGCAGCTGGTGAACGACGATAATACCCCGTATGAAATCGCCAGCCCGTATAGTTCCGCCATGCTGCCGGCCGTGAATTACGTTCAGGGTGCAGACACCATGTTTCTGGTACACCAGGGCGTGAAACCTCACCGCCTGCAGCGACGCGGGCAGCTTGATTGGGTGCTCGAGCCTTGCCCGTTTATTGTTGAGCCGTTCGACGAAATCCGCGACACACCGGAAAAGTGGTGCAAGCCGTCGGTAAAAGAGTTCGTTGGTTCAGAAATCACGTTGACACTGAGCGACGACGAGCCGCCTGAGGATGGAGACGGCGATCTTACTGGCGATGGATGGGTGGCGGAGGATGTCGGCTCATACGTCCGCATTAACAGCGGGCTGGTGTTGATTAAAAGCGTGACCAGCGCGCAAAAAGCCGTGGGCGTTATCCGCACAGACCTCACGGCTACACAGGCAGCGTCGCCGGGGGCGTGGACGCGCGAGGATACGGTATGGACGGACGAATTTGGCTACCCCGGCGCCGTGACGCTGTACCAACAGCGCCTCGTTCTGGCCGGATCGATACGGTACCCGCAAACCATCTGGTTCAGCGAAACCAGCGTTTATTTGTCGTTCGAGCTGGGTACCGACGACGACAAGGCGATCAGCTTTACGCTGTCGTCCGACCAACTCAACCCCATTGTGCACCTGGCACAGATGAACACGCTGATCGCGCTGACGTACGGCGGCGAGTTCACGATCACCGCCGGAAACGATGCGGCTATCACCCCGACGAATATCTCGGTGAAAAACCCTAGCCCATATGGCTGCAACGGGATCCGCCCGGTGCGCGTGGGTACCGAAATCATGTTCGTGCAGCGCGCTGGCCGCAAACTTTACGCCGTGGCCTATGACCCGGACAGCTTTGTTTCGTATTCGGCCAACGATATGACGGTGCTGGCGGAGCACATCACCGCCGGCGGGGTGATTGATATGGCGTATCAGCAGCAGCCGGACGCCTTTATCTGGATGGTTCGCACCGATGGCGTGATGGTGACGATGGCAATCGACCGGGCGCAAGACGTTATCGCATGGTCACGCCAGATCACCGCCGGCGGCTTTGAGTCGGTGGCGTCGATCCCGTCGGACAGTAACGACGTTGTTTACGCGCTGGTACGCCGGGAGATCAACGGGCAACTGGTGCGTTATGTCGAGGTGTTCGACTCCACGCTGTATACCGACGCCGCCGTAACCGGCAGCAGCGAGGCCGGCGCAACGACGTGGTCAGGGTTAAATCATCTCGAGGGGCAGACCGTCGATATTGTTGCTGACGGCTCAGTGATGCCTGTACAGGTGGTTTCCAGCGGTCAGATCACCCTGACACGAAAAGCCTACCGCGTTGAAATTGGTCTGCACTTCGAGTCAACGATTCAAACGCTCACGCCAGAGGTGGGCACCACCGAGGGCACCACGCAGAGCGCCAAGAAGCGCACCAGCGAAGTAACGATGCGATTTCTTGAAACCACGGGCGCCGAGTGTAACGGGACGATCATCCCGTTCCGCACCTTTGGCCCGGCCATTCTCGATAAGCCGGCGCCCTTGTTCACCGGCGATCACTACTTTGGAAAATTGGGCTGGGAGAAAGGCGAGGACACGTTGCTTATCCAGCAGCGCCAGCCTTTGCCGTTCCACCTCCTGTCCATCATTACCACTTTCACCAGCAACGGGGGCTGACAATGATCCGCAACGCAACCGCCGGGGATATCCCGGCACTGATCGAACTTGGCGCCCGCATGTATCTGGAATCGCGCTACGCGGAAACCTCTCCATTCGACGAGCAGAAGTGCGCAGAACTGGCGCAGCACCTGATCGCCGCTCATGGCGGGTGCGTGCTGGTTGCCGAGCGAGATGGCCAGGTGATCGGCTGGCTGGCCGGCGGCATCGCCGAGCAATGGTTTTCGCGCAAGCTGGCAGCGTTCGAGTACGGGTTGTTTATCGCTCCAGAGCACCGCGGCGGATCTGCTGGCCCGCGCCTGGCTAAAACCTTTATCGCATGGGCTGCTGACCATGGCGCCGCCGTTATCAATATGGGCATCACCACCGGCGTGCATGAAGAGCGCACCGGGGCGATGTATGAACGTCTTGGCCTGTCGCGCACTGGCCTGTTGTATTCGAAGGAGATTTGATTATGTGCACCGGGTTAGAGGTGGCGGTGATCGGCTCGTCAGTGCTCGCCGCAGGCGGCGCCGTCGCAGGTGGCATCCAGCAGCAGAAAATGGCGAACTACCAGGCGGATCAGGCGAATGCAGACGCCGATACCGCACGCGCATCAGCGCGCGTACAGGCCGACAGAATACGCAAGGCAGGGCGTGAGCAGGCCGCACAGGCAAACGCGGCGCTGGCGGCTTCTGGCGTCGAAACTGGCGAGGGTACGGCGCTGCGCATCACGTCCGGCATCACCGGCGACGCAGAGCAGGACGCCTACACGACGATCCTGAACGGCATGAACACCGGCGCCCGGTACAACGCGCAGGCGCAGGCCGACCGACTCAGCGGCCGCAATGCGGCGACGTCCGGCTATATCAACGCGGGCAGCTCGCTGCTGTCTGCCGCTGGCTCCGGTTACTCCGGTTGGAAAAAGGCCGGCCCAACAACGACGAGTACCGGCACCGCGGCGTCGAATAACATGTTCTCGAATATGGGGGTGCGCTGATGCGGATACCAACCGGAAATTTTGGCAATGTGACGCCCGAGGCGCAGCGTACGCGAATTGACGTTGGGAACGTTGGTGCTCCTGCCAATGCATTGCAGCACCTGGCGACTGTCGGGATCGGTGTTGCCGAAGATCAGCAGCGCCGAATTGCCCAGGAAAACCAGAGCCAGCTGCAGGCGCTGACGCTGCAGCTTGATGATTTCAGTAACGGGCTGGTTAACGATCCAGACCATGGCTTATTGGCACAACAGGGAACCAATGCGGAAGGTGCGACCAAAAACTACACCAGCCAGTATGAGGACTTTGCGAACAAACTTGCAGCTGATTTACCGCAGGAAATGCGCGAGCAGTTCCAGCAGCAAGCAATCGCAAAGCGCATTCAGCTCGAGCGCACAGGATTAACCCATGAATTGAGCCAGCGCCGCCAGGTGGAGCAGGGTAATTTTGAGTCGACCATAGCGAACAGCTCCACGCGTGCGCAGAGTTATTGGGGTGACAACGTTAATTATCAGTTAGAGGTTGGTAGCGCGCAGCAGCAGATCGCCGAGTATGGTAAGGCTCATGGTTGGACGCCGGAACAGGTAACCGAACAACAAAATAATTACGTTAAAACAACCGCATATAAAACCATGGAAAACTTGGTTGCGTCGGATGCCGACACGGCCGCTAGGCTGATGGGCGAGCCTTCTGACGTGGGCGGCGCGGTGCGCTACAGCGGTGGCGGTGCTTCTGATCCGGTAGGGCTTCGCAATAATAACCCCGGCAATCTGGTTAAAACTGCCAATACCTGGGACGGGGAAGTAAAAGGCGATGGTCGTTTTGCGTCGTTCGCCACACCGGAACACGGGCTGCGCGCGCTATGTAAAAATCTGCTGGCCTACAACAAACGCGGTTACACCACGGTTGAGCAAATTATCGGGCGGTGGGCGCCACCAAACGAAAACGACACTGCAGCCTACACGGCGGCGGTATCCAAGGCGCTCGGCGTGCCGGCTGACAAACGTCTTGATCTGACCGATATCAACACGCTTACCGCGCTGTGCGCCAGCATCACCAAACACGAAAATGGCAGCAATCCCTATTCGCAAGAGCAGATCACCACCGGCGCTATGGCTGCGTTGGGTATGACCGCCTTGCCTCAGCCAGAAGGTGGAAATTTGCGTGCAGCTGGCGCAGCAACAGCGGTTACTCAGCTCGAACCGGTACAGCTGGCGCGACTGCGTAGCATGGCGCAAGGGCAGTTAAGCCAACAGCAGCGTGAATATCGTGCCGGGCTGGAAAGTGAGCTGAAAGACTTCAACGCCGTCGCCTACCAGGGCAAGAGCTATCCACGCGAGTTTAGCGAGGGCGAGTTTGTCCGCGCTTATGGATATGACGCCGGACAAAAAGAGTACGCCAGCTACCTCGACACACGCCAACTTAGCCGCGACATTTCGGTTGTACAACAGCTATCCCCGGGCGGTCAGCAGGCGCTGCTTAATGCGCGCGAGCCGGTACCCGGCGAAGGGTTCTCCGAATCGTCTAAGCGATACGAAACCTTGCAAAAAGCCGTGGCCTACGTGAACAAGGTACGCGAAGCCGATCCCATTTTTTATGCCGCCGGTCAGCAGCAGGTTAACCCGTTGGATATGCAATCGCCGGAAGCATTCGGCAGCAGCCTTACCAACCGCGCCAGCGCCACCCCGGAGATCGCCCGGCACTACGGAACGCCATTAACCGTATTTTCAAAGGCAGAAGCATCGCAGATTGGCGAGATGCTGCGCACCGCGCCAGCTTCGCAGTCAGTCGCTTACCTTGATGCTATGCGCCAGGGATTGGGAACTGGTGCGCAGTATTCAGCAGCGCTGCAGCAGGTTAGCAGTTACGCCCCATCTGCTGCTGTTGCAGGTGCAATTATGGGCAAAAATGGCAGTGTTATCGGTAATTCTGGTTGGATTTCAGATACCACGATATCACCCGATTACTCTGCAAAACTCATCATTGAAGGAGCCAATGCGCGAGCAGGGATCACTACCAAAGTGAACGGAGTGGAGAACAAAACGAAAGGAATCGAGATGCCGAAAGACTCTGATCTGCGCCCGGATTTTGTTAATGCAGTCGGCAACGCCTTTGCCGGTGATGCCGCCGGCGCGTCACAGGCCTATGAGGTGGCAAAGGACTACTACGCCGGGCTGATGGCCAAGAAAGGTGATGTTTCTGGTGAGTATGATCGTGACGCATGGACTCAGGCAATCAACGTGGCCACCGGTGGCGTTTACGATTACAACGGGCAAGGGGAGGTTTTGCTGCCGTGGGGAATGTCAGAGGGGCAATTTGATTCTGCCGTAAACACCGCGTGGCAATCCCAGATCGTTGATGCCGGCATCAAGGCACCGCCTGGGCAATATGGGTTGCAAAGCTTTGGCGACAGCCAATACCTGATAAAGCTGGGGGCCGGCTACCTACTCGGAAAGGACGGTAATCCGGTTGTGCTCCGCATCAACGCTGAGCGCGTTCGCCTAGGAAACGGAGGGATACCGCAGTGAGTTATTTCGGATTCAACCAGGCGCAGCAAAATAGGGAACTGGCAACGGCAGCAGAAAACCCGATCGGGTCCGCCCGCTCTGATGCTGATTTTTTTGATGGCGCATTCACTGCCCCTTTCAAGGGGCTTTACGCTGGGGTTACACAGGCCGATCAAGTTGCCTGGGCTGGCGTGGATGCTGTTGTGTCGCCGATCTCGCGGGCTGTTAATGATGCGTTCGGGGTGAACGACACCTCTGAAAGTTTCATCAAGAATCAGCGAAAGCTGGCGGAACAGCAGGTGCGAGCGTTAACGCCTGATGCAGGAACCACAGGTACCGCCGGGCAGGTGCTTTTCTCTCTGGCGGAGGTGGGTGGGCAGGCGGCGGCTGGCACGTTGTTGGGTGGGTTGCCTGGCGCTGCGGCAACAGTTGGCGGCCTTCAGGGTTTTTCCGATTACGAGAAGTCTCGCGCTGACGGTGTGGATTATGGTACCGCTGTAGAAAAAGCGCTGGTAACTGGCGGGACAGCGGCGCTTGGCGCAGTTCTTCCTATGTCTCTCGGCCTGCGTGCCGGTGGTGCAGTAGCTGAAGGCGTTGGCGCCGCTCTAACTTCCGGCGGTACAGCTGTAGGCGCTGCTGCCGGTACTGCTGCGCGGGCGGTACCTGACCTGCTTTATTCCGCAGGTACCAACGTCGCAATGGGCATGGCACAGAGGGGGTTATCAGCGGAGATCCTACGACGCGGTGGCTATGAGGATATGGCCCGCCAGTACGATGTTTTCGATAACCAGGCGTTGGCGGTCGACGCCGTGCTCGGCATAGCTTTCGGCGGGCTTGGTCGATTTATCAATAGCCGGGGCGAAAGCGTGGCGGTACGCAGCGCAGAGCCGGCAGAGATCGACGCGGCGCTGACTTCAAGCTCTCACCTCAACTATGAGGTTACGGCATCGCCTGGTGTTCCTGTAAGCGTCCTATCACGCAATGCGCATGCCCGCGCCATGGATAAAGCCATGACTGATGCGCTCGCTGGGCACCCGGTAGACGTCGGTTCATTGATGGATGGAGCCGAGTTTATTCAGCGCCGCCCGCGTGTCGATCTGGCATCGCAAGAGGTGCGTAAGGCGATGGGATTACCTGATGCCGTAATTCGCGATACTGACGCGGTTCGTTTCGACGATGTGGCCGGCGCCAATTATCTCGCAACACCTAAACCCAGAACGCGACAGCAGATCCAGCAAGATGAAATTGCTGGCGCGGAGCGCGCCATACGCGGGGATGATTCCCGTGCAGCGGAGGCCGATACACTGGAGGCGCAGCGCGCCATTTCCGACAACCCGGATCTGCAGGTTCATGTCGTAAATCCAGATGACAGCACAACGGTGGTAAGAGCTGCCGATCTAATGGCTGAGGCCGATCGCGATGTTGCCAATGCCCAACATGACGCAAATTTATTTGATGTGGCCGTGAGCTGCTTCCTGAGGAGATAATTTCATGAGAGACGAGTGCATTCAGGCGATCACCGCAGCATCACGGCGACCACTTACCGCCGCAGAAATAAAAGGGATTGAAGATCGCATCGTGAAAAATATGCGCAACCTCGCGCGTAACGATCCAGCTTCATGGCGCAATCTTAGCGAAGCGGAACGGATGCAGCGCGCCGGGCAGATGGCGGCTGAGGAATTGCAGCGCGAGGCCGCACTGAAAAAGCGGCGTGTAGCCTTAACCATTGCCGCGCGCCAGCGCCTTGATAACTACATCAACAGCTACCAGGGCAAGGATGGAAAGCTCGAGGCGCTAAACCGCACCATAGCTTTTCACGCGGACGGCAAGGCTAATTTTCTTTCCGTTGAGTCGAGAACCAAGGCGACCCGCGATTATGCTCTGAGCCAGTTGGAGGAGCTTTTCGAAGCTATCGATCCACGTTTCTTCCAGCTGTTCGAAGATAATCAAGGCGTGCGCGATCTGGTCTACGAGATGCGCGGGCAGGAAACTGGAAATCAGCGGGCTAAAAAAGGCGCCCAAGCGTGGCGCCGTGTCGCAGAACTGCTGCGCCAGCGCTTCAACGATGCTGGCGGCGATGTGGGATTCCTGGAGGATTGGGGGCTGCCGCAGCATCATTCCATGGAGAAGGTGGGTAAGGCGTCACAGGATGAATGGGTGGGCTTTGTCGTTGGGAAACTCGACCGCAATAAATATGTGAAAGAAAACGGCGAGATGATGAATGATACGGAGCTTGCTGCGTTCCTGGGCGACGCCTACAAAACGATCGCTACTGGAGGTATGAACAAGCTGGGCGACAGCGGGCTGCGGATCTCCGGCGCTCGGGCAAATCGCGGGAGCGCTGAACGGCAGATTCATTTTCGTGATGCCGAAACCTACCTCGAATACCAGCAGCGCTTTGGCGAAAAATCGATGTGGGACATTTTGGTAAATCACATTGATGGCGTGAGCAAGGATATCGCGCTGGTGGAAACCTACGGGCCCAACCCCGATCACGTATTCCGGTCTCTGCTGGATCAGCTGACCAGCGAGACAGCAAAGGCAAACCCGCAGCGGTCAGGGCGTATTAATCGCCTGCGTAACAGTACCGAGAGCCTTTACAATTTTGTTGCCGGAAAAACGCAACCCATCGCGAACCCACATATCGCGCGCTGGTCGGATAACGTCCGAAACTGGCTTGTTGCAACGCGGCTCGGTTCGGCGCTGATCTCTTCACTTTCGGATAACGGCACTATGTACCTTACCGCCAAAGTGAACAATCTGCCCATGGCGCAGCTGTTGCGTAACCAGTTGGCAGCCATGAATCCGGCGAACAAAGAAGAGCTACGGCTTGCGCGCGGCGCCGGCCTATCGATGGAAACGCTGATCGGCAGCGTGAACCGCTGGGCGACCGACAACATGGGCCCATCGGCGTCACGCTGGACGGCCAACGCGGTTATGCGCGCCAGCGGCCTGTCTGCCTGGTCGGATGCCCATAAACGCGCCTATGGCGTCACCATGATGGGCGGCGTGGGTAATCTGGTGCGTCAGCATGCAAGCCTTGGAAAAATTGCTGCTGATGATAGCCGGATCCTCAAAAGCAAAGGGATTACAGAACGCGACTGGAGCATTTGGCGCCTGGCCGAACAAGAGGATTGGGGGAACGGTAATACAACCATGCTCACCCCGGAAAGCATCATGCGTATTCCGAATGAAAAACTCGAGGCATTTGGTAACCCGGAGCGCGTGAAGTTCGAGGCGATGCGCAAGCTTCTCGCCACGGTTTCCGAAGAGGTTGACATGGCGGTGATCTCGCCTGGCGCGCGGGAGCGCATGATCGCAGGCGCGGGCATGCAACGAGGCACTGTTTCAGGGGAGCTTTGGCGCAGCCTTTTCCTGTTCAAATCCTTCCCGATATCAGTGATGATGCGCCATTGGTCGCGTGCTATGGGAATGCCATCGGCTGGCGGCCGCGCCGCTTACCTCGCGACGTTCTTGGCTAGCACGACGATTTTAGGAGCTATGTCTCAACAGATTAGCGACCTGATTGCGGGCAAAAATCCCCGCGAAGCCTTTGGCGAAAAGGCACCGCAATTCTGGCTTAACGCGCTGCTTAAAGGCGGTGGTTTGGGGCTGTATGGGGATTTTCTGCTATCTGACCACACGCGATATGGATCCGGAGCGCTGGCCTCCATGCTTGGCCCGGTAGCCGGATTGGTTGATGATGCAATCAAGTTGGCGCAGGGCGTTCCGCTAAATGCCGTCGAAGGAAAGCCGGAGCAGACAGGTGGTGATACCGTGAAGTTTGTGAAAGGTCTAATCCCTGGACAAAACCTGTGGTACACAAAAGCCGTTTTGGATCATATGATATTCAACCAAATGCAAGAGTATTTCTCTCCTGGTTATTTGCGCAGGATGGAAAAGCGCTCTAAAAAAGAATTCAATCAAACCTACTGGTGGCGCCCACAAGATAGATTGCCGCAATAAGGAAAATAAAGCATGCATCTAATCATCGGTGTTGTGGTATTTGCATTAGTAATGTGGTGGCTTTATAGGAAGGATGTTTTTGATGAAGGTGAGTTCTTTGCGATCATGGTGCTTGCTGGGAGTGCTTTGGCCGGGTACTTGGGAACAACGAACTATTAATAATTAAATAATTTAACTGGTGAATAAATGAGTGTACGTCATCTGATTGGAGCCATCTTGTTAGGAGTGGTCTCCTTGGCACCTACAGCGGGTAATGCCGCTGTTTTCGGTGGATCCAATCTAAGCTTTTCTGGATATCCTGAGTTTGATGAATACCCACCCAGCCCGCCGTATGGTAATGATAAATACGCATGGGAGAACTACAAAAGAGAAATTGAAGACTACGTTAATAAAGCGAAAGAATACGTAGAGAATGCAAATAATGATATTTCTCGCATTAAAGAGGCGAAAGATGAAGCCATTCAAAAGGCAAATAATGCCGTAGATGAGTACAACAGAAATGTAAGGGGCTACTGATAACAGATAGTCAGGAAACCGACCAATCCCCCGTCGCATCATAGCCCCATGACAACCATGGGGCTTTTTTATGCACAACGATTACAAAACCCGCCTTACCGCGCTGAGCGACAAGTTAACCGACTTCGTGCTCGAGGAAGCCGATCCGGATACCTGGCCAGGCGCCGACAAACCACTCGACAAACACACGAAGCAGGAGCGCGGCGATCGCTACTGGTGCAAGAAGAACGCAGCGGCGTCGCTCACACTGCTGGTGAAGGTGCATTCGCTGATCGGCATGCAAACGCGCGGCGGAACGCCGAAAGACGGCGACGAGCCAGACGACGAGGCGTTTCGCCTTGGGCAGCAGGTATCCGCCGCTGAGCGCGCGGCGCAGGAAGTTCTCGACCGTATCCAGCAGCGGAAAAAATGATTTCGTTCGTCGCCTTTTTCATCATGTGGGCTGAGCGGATGGGGTGGGATGTTCCCGACTGCCATTACCGCGCCTGTCACTGGCTCGAGCACCGCGGCGATCTGGCGGTGCTTCGCTGTTTCCGTGGCTTCGGTAAATCCACCATTCTGGCGGTGTATAACGCCTGGCGGTATTACCGGGATCGCCAGTACCGGATCTTGCACCAATCCGAGGCCGACGGCACAGCGTACAAAACCAGCCGCGACACGCAGAACGTGCTGCGCAATCACCCGCTGACACGCGGCATGCTGCCAGACGGTCAGGGAACCGTTGAGCAATGGTGGGTTAACGGCTCGCTGGATATGCGTAACGGCAGCATGTACGCGAAAGGCATCCTGTCTAACGTCACCTCGGCCCGCGCCGACGAGTGCCAAAACGATGACGTCGAAGTCCCGCGAAACATCCAGACGCCGGAGGCGCGCGAGAAACTGCGCTATCGTCTCGGCGAACAAACTCACATCCTCGTGCCCGGCGGCCGCAAGCTGTTCATCGGCACGCCGCACACCCACGACAGCCTATACGATGAGGTCGAAGCCATGGGCGCCGACTGCCTGACCATCAAGCTTTTCGAGAAAGAGCACCGCATCGATGAAAAACAGGCGACGGCGCGCAGCTACGCGCTGCCGTTCCGGCCGGAGTACGTCTTTGTCGGCATCCACATCGGCGCGCGCCTGCTCGCTGAGGGCGTTGATTATCAACTGACGGCTACCGGGATCACCTTCGCTGCGCCACCGGGAACGACGGTGGACTGCTACGCCGAATGTGCATGGCCAGAGCGGTTCACGCCGGCCGAGATGGAGAAGCGCCGGCAGGAAACGCGAACTGTCAACGAATGGGATAGCCAGTACCAGCTGCACAGTAAACCGATCGGCGAATCCCGCCTCGACCCTGAACGGATCCGCGAGTACAACGTGCAGCCGGAAATCCGGTACGCGAACCGCACCGCCTCGATGTGGCTGGGCAGTCAGCAGATTGTCGGCGCTGTCGCCTGGTGGGACGTGGCCACCGGCAAAGCGAAAGCTGACGCCAGCGCCTTTTCGCTGGTGCTGACCGACGCACGCGGGCACCTGTACTGGCATGTGTGCCAGGAGCTGATCGGTGATCTGGCCGAGTTCGACGAGCGCGACAAGATCACCAGCGGCCAGGTGGTGCAGATCCGCGAGCTGGTGATCCGGTACCAAATCCCGCAGGTGGTGGTCGAAGTGAATGGGCCCGGCAGTTTCGCCGGCAAGTTGCTGCGCCAGGCGCTGAAAGGCACCGGCTGCGGCGTTCGGGAAGAGTTCACGATAACCAACAAGCAAAAACGCATCCTCGACGCGTTTGAGGCGCCGCTGTCGTCCCGTTTCCTGTGGGCGCATAGCGACGTGCTCGACGGGCCGGCTTACGACCAAATGCGAGATTTCAACCCGGCGGTAACCAACCAGCCGGACGACTTTATCGATTCTGGGGCGGGGGCTATCAGCGAGACGCCGGTGCGCATCGGAAAATTGGTCGGGAAACCGACCGCTCAGGGGCGGGAAGATTGGCAGCCATCAGATGGCGATCACGAGGTCGCCGTGGACTACTAAGAGGCTTCCCCCGATGGCGGTTCCAATCCAAACCCCTTACAACATCTACACCGCCAACGGCGTAACTACGGTATTCCCGTATGAGTTTTTAATTCTTGATGCAGGTGATTTAACAGTTTCCATAAATGGCGAACCCGTTACTTCGGGCTTTAGCATTACCGGCGTTGGCACAACCAGCGGCGGGGATGTGATTTTTCTGACGCCGCCAGCTGCTGGCGTAACCGTGATGAACCTTCGCGAAATCCCGGCTACGCGACTGCAAAACTATCAGGATAACGGTGATCTACTCGCGGCCACCATCAACAACGATTTCGATCGGTTGTGGCTGGCAATCCAGCAATCCTACCTGTATCTCGGTTTGTGCCTGCAGCGCCCGCTGCTCGGTGGCCCATTCAATGCCCACGGCTATCGCATCGAGAATTTAGCCGATCCTGTAAATCAGCAAGACGCGGCGACAAAAAATTATGTGCTGGTGAAAATTGCTGAATCAGACGCAGCAGGGGCTGATGCCTTGGCGCGTGAACGGGCTGAGCGGATAGCATCTGATATCTCGATCCGTACCGAAACCGGTGTCGCCTTGGGGAAAACTGTCAGGTTCCCGTACGCGCAGCCAATCATGACCGGAGATACGGCAAACAAGGTTTTTGTTACTGACCAGCAGGGGTTGGTAAAGCTGGTCAATCTTGACGACGCGACGCGCACCGACTTGGCCGCCGATCTTGCTTCACGCGGCAATCCAGGCGGCGCCGGTATGATAGGGCACAAGGGAACAACGCTTGCCGAGATCCTTAATCTGATTTCGTCGGTTACCGCTGAGCCTATTACTGACGCGGGGATGTACTGCGCCTGGCCACAAGGTAAAGTCTTCAGCCACAAAAACAAGGCGTATTGTCTCTATAACGTCGGTGACACCCACAGCAATGCCTCGTTGAGCGTCTATCAGCAAATGTCTGAAGATGGCACAGAGTGGTCGCGGCCGGCGCCGCGCTTGTCAAACACTGATTCCGTTACGTGGCCGCAGGGAGTATCTGCCTGGGGTGCCGGATCTGACGGCGTAAATATTTGGATGGCCGCTCGCTTCCGTCGCGTTTCAGACGAATCACAAAGCAAGTGCGTAATTTACAAAAGCGCCAATGATGGCTCGGTCTATACGCCGGTTCTTGACCCGGTACCGCTCTATGATTCCACCGGTAAAGCTCCAGTTCTCATGCATTCATTTGCCGTGCTTCCCAACGGCAACATTGCTTTTGGGTATCACTTCTACGACGGGGAAGTAGGGATCGTTCAGTTCAACCCAAATAACCTAGCCGAAATGACGAAGTCCGTCATTTTCACCGCTGCCGAAATGAACAATACGCCAATGCTCGTTGAACCAACCTTCCAGGTCTATGGCTCGCGCGTGGTTGGGTTTCTTCGTACCCAAAGCAATGCAACGCGCTCGGCAGTCATGTGGTACAGCGATGACAGTTGCCAGACGTTTCAGATACGTGAGATCGACGGCGTACCAAACCAATCGCCGGTGTCGATCACGTCATATAACGGCAAGACCTATGTTTTCTACTGCGGCAGATATCGTGACGGCAATACAAACAGCGCGCGAACAAACAGCCCGGTGTTAACCATGCGCGTTGGAAACGATGATGACGCACTAAATCTGCTCTGGGAAAACTTCGTCGAAATTCCCATCGCAGCAGTGCCAAGCATTTACAACGATGTTGGCGCATCAGCCACCGGTGTTCAGGATGTTTGCGTGCGCGGCACCAAGCTGGTGGTTTGCCTCTCGATGAACGTTGGTAGCAATGTTGACCAGTCTGACGTTTGTTCTGTGACCATCGATCTTGGTGAGCCTCGACAGAATAAATTCTTCCTCAGCGAGGGCGCATTTAAAAAGCCTCGCGCAACTGACTACCCATCTAACTATCGCTTCGGCAGCGTAAATATTGTCGGCCTAGGCAATACCTCCGCGACACTGCGCATGAATGGACAGGTCATTGCTCAAGACTTAACGGATGCAGTGAGATTTGGCTCGACTGTTGCCGGCGGCAGTAAATCACATGTGTGGAATAACGGCCCTGCGCCAGCCTACATCGATGTTGCTGCCAGCAGCACTAACGTGAGCATTTCAGCCTACTCAGGATATGCACGGCTGCGCGCCGGCCGCAACCAGGAAGGTTACGCCTCTATTCAAATCGACCGAGATACGAAAGCGGTCACAATCAGCAACCCAAATAACGTCGGCGGTTTCGGTTTAACTACCGAAGGATACATCGCACTTTCATGCAACTGGCAGCACCCGATGGTACTGGACGGCGGATCAGGCGGGAAAATTTATCTCTGGGTTTCCGGCACAAACAACATCATGAAGCACAGCATGACCCCGCCGACGTCAGATAACGATGGCGAGTTTTTGGTGCCGAACAAAACAACCACTGTTGCTGGGCTTGGGACTGGTACGGATACCGCACGCTATGCATACGCAACGAACGGCCGAAAGGCTGGGGAAGGCGCCGGGGCGGGAACCGGGACACCGGTGTATTGGGATGGTTCAGTGTGGCGCGTATATCGCGATGACTCGATCGTAGCGGCTTAATCAACGCCGCCGACAGCGGCGGAGGTGGAGCATGAAAATGGAAAAGTTAACGACAGGTCTTTCTTATGGCGCCTCTGGTGGTGGCGCCGCATTCTGGTTTACTCGGCTGCTGGATGGCTATTCACCTGAGCAGTGGGCGGCCATAGGCGTTCTTGGCGGTCTGTTTTTCGCCTTCCTCACCTGGCTGATGAACCTTTATTTCAAGATTCGCGAGGATCGCCGCCGCGAAAGAATGGGGAGGATTGCCGATGAGCAAGCTGAATAAAACAGGTGCCGCCGGCGCAATCTGCTCTGTCGCGGTAATCATCGGTCTGGTGCTATCGAACGGGGAGGTAAAAACCAGCCGCGCCGGACTTGAGCTGATCGGCAATGCTGAGGGTTGTCGCCGAGACCCGTACAAATGTCCCGCTGATGTATGGACGGATGGCATCGGCAACACGCACGGCGTTAAACAAGGCGTGCGCAAGACAGATCAGCAGATCGCCGCCGACTGGCAAAAGAACATCCTGGCGGCTGAGCGGTGCGTTACAAGCTATGCCGCAGGTGACAAGCTGCAGCAGGGTGCCTTTGATGCGGCGGTGAGCATCACGTTTAATGCTGGTTGCGCGACGATGCAGAAATCGACGATGTTCCGGCTGTTCCGCCAGGGGGAAACTGTGGCCGCCTGCGAGCAGTTCCCGCGCTGGGTATATGCCGGCGGCGTAAAGCTCAACGGTTTGGCGATCCGCCGTGACAAGGAGCGCGCACTATGCCTGGCAAAATAACATCTGCGGTGGCGATCCTGCTGGCGCTGGCGGCCGTTGTCGGCGCTGGCGCCTGGCTGGCAGCGCGGCACTACCAACCAACGGTTGACCGGCTCAACAAGGCGCTGACGCAATGCCGCGATACCGGCAAGCAACTGGCATCTACGATCGCCAGCCAGAACGCTGGCATTGAGGCGCAGCGACGCGCTGATATTGAGCGAGAAGCCAAGGCAAAGGCAGCGCAGGAAAAAGCCCGCAGTGAGGCGCAGGGAGACTATGAGAGAGCAAACGAGGTTATGGCAGAGCGAACCACAGGCGATGTGTGCGCGGCGGCGTCTGCTGCGTTTGACGCAGAGCTGCGCCGGGAGCGTGCCAAATGAAAAAGCTGATCGTGGTTTCTGTTCTGGCATTGGCCAGCTGCTCGAGCGCGCCGTCGGCTCCGTCATATGTTGAAGTGAAAGTCCCGATCGCCGTGCCGTGCAAAACGGCAGACGTTGCGCGCCCGTCGTTCGCAGTTGACCAGTTGCCTATCGGCGCCCCGATCGATGCGCAGATGAGAGCATTGCGGGCAGAGCGCCATCAGCGGATCGGCTATGAGCTTGAGCTGTTGGCGGCGAACGAAGCCTGCAAATAACTTTCTTTCCTGCGACATCATAGCCATAGCGCCAGTATACGACTCGGCGCTTTTCTATCTCTCCCATGAATGATTATACTGTATGTGCATACAGTATTTTGTTGTGAGGTAAAACACCATGGGAATGCCAAAATTTGCCAGCCCGGCAGCAGACTACGTTGAGCGCCGCTTGAGCCTTGATGAGATCTGCATTTCAAAACCGAGTGCCACTTATCTGCTACGCGCCGCCGGCCAGGCGCTGGCGGTCGGTATTCATGCTGACGCGCTGCTGGTTGTCGATTCGTCGGCGAAGCCGGTGCACGGTAGCATTATCGTGGCCGCTGAGGAGGGTGTGCATGTGCTGCGGCGCCTGCGCCTCTATCCGTATCGAGCGCTCGAGTTTCTCGATGGATCTGGCCGCGAAACTGAACTCGGCAACGAGGATTCGGAAGAAGGAATTCAGGTGTTTGGGGTGGTGATGTATTGCGTGAACGATATGCGGTCTTGCGAGTGGGATGATCTGCCTATCATATGAAAAACACAGGTCATTATTTCTCATAACCTTTTGATTAATGGTTAGCGAAATGTCGTGTTTTGTCTTGTTTTGCAGCGTTTTTTTTGAGCTAAAAACATAATAAGCGACTGATTTATAATTATTTTGTTGGGTTTTATGAGGCTATAACAAGCATAGTTCAAGTCATAATTAACCATTGCAAATCAGTGAAATAAAAATGCCGGTACGCAAGGGAGCGAGCGGCGGTCAATCCGGCGCCCGTCCCGGCAGAAAGCGCCTCAGCACTTGGCTCCCTCTCCGAGTATAGCCCTGCGGCAAGGGCGCGCAACACACTGCCTGCTGCGCGACAGGGATTGAAATTTGTTATGTTATATTGTAACTTTTCATTTTCTCA